GCGTGCAATCCCAGCGGTTTGGGCCTTGCCGCGCCATAGGCGCTCATAGGTATCGCGCACGCGCAAGCGCGGCGGAAGGGCGGCACCGGGGGGTACATGGACAAGGAAAAACGACTGGCCCCCCATTTGTAGGCAACCTCTCAAAGCAAGACCCCAAAAACCAATGTTAAAATTAACAGATATCAGAAACCAATGTTAAAATTAACAGGCATCAGAAACCAATGTTAAAATTAACAGATATCCAAAAACTAAAGGTAACATTAACCTAAGCCTTTGATTCGTCACATTATTCCTGCTAAAAACGCCCCGACGCTTGGTCGGAGTATATCCATGGCAGAGTGCTTATGGTGTGGTGTTGCCTATGAGCAACGAAATTCGCTCCACAGATATTGCTCACGACGATGTAGAGATAAGGCGCTACATGGCGTGGAGCATCAACGGGCGTGGGTAAGTGGTAACTGGCAGCGATACCTCAACCGCTTGGCAAAGACAGGTCGGTCCCGCAAGGACTTATCGACCCAAGACCTGCTGGATATTCTTGAAGAACAAGGCGGGCGCTGCGCACTTACCGGCGTCAAGATGACCAACATACTCGTTGGAGGCCGCAGGGTCTGGACGAATGCCAGCGTGGACCGGATAATCTCTGGCGGTCCCTACATCAAAAACAACATCCAATTGGTATGCGCGGCGGTCAATAACTTCCGCTCACAGATGTCAGTCGAGGAGTACCGTGAATGGTGCCGCCTCGTCGCGCGGTTCCGTGGTCTACCGAAGAGGAAATGATATGCACCCGCTTTGCCCAACCGTCGTTGTCTGGAACGACATCTTCGATGAAGGCTCCGAGTGGATACACCCCGGTGCGCCAGATATTTTGCCAGTCAAGGTTCGCTCTACTGGATATCTTCTACAGAGCACAGAAGACTTTGTTGTGATCGCCCGCGACTATTACGACCATGATGAGCAGCGCGTGTACGGTGGCCGGATGGTAATTCCAAGAGGTTGCATTGACAGTATAACCTGTATTGCCCTATAGATATGGTATGTTCTCACCAGTTGACTACACCAAGTGGACCGACCGGCTGTGCTTTGACATTGCGCTACGCCTTGAGGGCAGCGGCGAGGACCTGCCGGAAATCCTTTCCCGCCATGGTCTGTCTCCGACAGACCTCGCGGAGTTCTCGAAGGACCCGGTCTTCGACAAGAAGGTCAGGCACTACCGGGACGAAATCCGCGAAAAGGGCATTACCTTCCGGCTCAAGGCCCGCGCACAGGCAGAAGAGCTTCTGACCACTTCGTGGTCACTCATCCACCATCCAGACGTATCCGCAGCGGTCAAGGCAGACTTGATCAAGTCCACTGTCAAGTGGGCGGGGCTGGAGGTCAAGGGTGACGCACCCGAGAGCACCGGTGGTGTGTCGATCACGATCAATCTCGGTGGAACCTCGCAGGAGATGCGCGTTGTCGAACATGAGCCTGCTGAGTCTATTTGACGACCGTGGCTGCGCGGTGTTCACGTCACCCCTTGCCGCCGCCGAAGTCGAAAGTCAGTTGAGGGACAACAACCTGTCCTTCCGTACACGGATCATCAAGACGCGCAAGCGCGGCCTTGAATATAGGATCGACCTGCTCAATTCATAGGGAACCGCACCATGCGCATTAAAAACGATCCCGCTGCCGTAATATACAAGCGGGTGAAGTCGCCGACAGATAAGGCGCTGGAAGCGGCTGCCAAGTCCAAGCGTGCGGTGATGGACGCTGTAGGTAAGCGCAAACAGCAACAGGTAGCTAAGGCTTTGGCCGAGCGCGAGGCCCGCAACAGGAAGAGTATGCCGAATGCGGCGGGGGCAGCAGCGTTGACTGTAGCACAGGATAAACGTGCACGTGATGCCGTCGTATCCAGTATGCGTGTGCGCGATGCCATGGAAGCTGCGTTTAGTGGTAAGAAGTTGGACCGCGCTGCTGAGCGGGCCGAAACTGCCAAAGTACGGGCCGAAGTGTCACGTATTTTGCAGGACTTCTCGCGCAATGTAACACTCGGCAAAAAGCTGAAGTAATGGGTTTAACCATAGATTACACGCCGCCGCCCACCGGCAAACGCTTCATGGAGGATAACTCCAAGATGCGCACGCTCATGGGACCGGTAGGTTCTGGTAAGTCAGTCACATGCTCCTTCGAGATCGTGCGCCGCGCCAGTATGCAAAAACCCAACGCCCAAGGTATACGCAGGACACGGGCGGCGGTCGTCCGTGAGACGGCACGTCAGTTGCAGGACACCACCATCAAGACCTTCCTCGACTGGTTCCCACCGGGGGTGTGCGGCGAGTACATGCGCACGACGAAGACGTACTTCTTCAAGGTGGGCAACGTCGAGTGCGAGATCATGTTCCGTGCTCTCGATGATGCTGACGACGTGGCGAACCTGAACTCTCTTGAGTTGACCTTCGCGTGGTTCAACGAGTGCCGGGACATCCACCCTGATATTGTCGATGCGATGTCCAAACGTATTGGCCGTTTCCCGTCCAAGAAGGACGGCGGGCCGACGTGGCACGGAATGTGGGGCGATACCAACCCGCCGACCATGGACACATGGTGGTACTACCAGATGGAAGGGCTTGACCCCAAGGATGGCGTGTCGCCCAACAACAACGGCTGGGCAGTGTTCAAGCAGCCGTCAGGCCGCAGTCCGTACGCAGAGAACATCGAGAACCTCCCCGAAGGGTACTACGACACACAAGGCCGCAGCGATGAATACATCCGGGTCTACATCGACGGTGAGTACGGGCTTAGCTCGGCGGGTATGCCGGTCTATAAGTACTTCCGCCCTGATTATCACATGGCCTCTGAGCGTCTTCGTCATATTGCCAATGGCATTCGCCCTGTCGTTGTGGGTATGGATTTGGGCCTTACGCCTGCTGCTGTCATCGGGCAGCAGGACCCGCGCGGGCGGGCGCTCGTATTCGCGGAAGCGGTCAGCTTCGACATGGGGGTCCAACGCTTCATCCGGCAGGTCCTCAAGCCGCTCATCTACGAACGCTTCCCCGGCGCACCCATCCTCGTCGTTACAGACCCCGCTGGCATTCAGCGGGCGCAGACGGACGAAAGGTCGGCAGTGGACATCATCAAAGCCGAGGGGCTGAAGGTCATCCCGGCGCGGACCAACTCGATCTCGGCACGCATCAACGCGGTGGACGACTACCTGATGCGTCAAGTGGATGGTGATCCCGCATTCCTCGTAGACCCCGGATGCACACAACTTAAAGCTGCCATGATGGGCGGATATCGTTACAAACCCAAAGGCGATAGCGATATTGATAAAAATAAACACTCACACGTTGCAGAAGCCTTGCAGTATCTCATGCTGCACATCGCCACGGCGGGCGAGGGCATGGCCCTCCAGCAGAAACGCGACATCAGGGTCCTTGCAGCCGCAGGCTGGACGTAGTAGGCTCTGCCCCGGTTTCCTCCCATGAGACCAACCCCTGTGACTTGGCCCTCTGCACCCAGCAGGGGGCCTTTTCTTTTGGGTATTGCAACCACAGTAGCTTTGCTTTACAACTACGAAACATGGCTGCTGGATTGAGCATATTCCGTGTAGTATCTAACGATGAACTCGCCCGTCAGGAGCGAGAGCAAATCGACCGTGAGCTTCAGGCACGGCAGAACAGTTCACTCATGCTTGGCATCGTGGACTATCTGCGCGAGTGCTGGGACGCTGCGAGGATTTCCAAGAAGCCCATCGAAGACATCATGCTCACCGCCATGCGTCAGCGCAACGGCGAGTACGAACCGGAGAAGCTTGCCGCCATCAAGCAGCAGGGCGGCTCCGAAGTCTTCATGATGATCACGGAAGTGAAGTGCCGCGCCGCCGAAAGCTGGCTGCGTGATATCCTGCTGGATACAGGCACGCCACCGTGGGACATCAGCCCTACGCCAATTCCTGAACTGTCACCTGCGCAGTTACAGGAAATCAAGGCGGCGTTTGCCGACATGGTCGCACGCCTGCTTCAGGAAGAACTCCGCGCCATGACGCCATCCGAGATGGCGGAAGCGAAGGAAGCCATCTCGCAAGAGTATCGCTTCAAGATGTTGCAGGCAGCGCAGAACCGCGCTGACAAGATGAAGCACAAGATTTCCGACCAGTTCGCAGAGGGCGGCTGGGCTGAGAGCTTCAACGATTTCATCACCGACCTCGTTACCTACCCCGCCGCCATCGTCAAAGGTCCGGTTGTGCGCCGTCAGCGCACCCTCGGGTGGCAGCAGGACGCCTCTGGACGCACGGTAGCCGTTCCAGTGGACAAGATCGCGCCGGAATACGAGCGCGTTGACCCGTTCTACTTCTACCCGGAGCCGGGGATTACTCGCATTCAAGACGGGTATTGCTTCCAGCACCACCCCTTGACCCGCACGATGCTGGCCGATCTGATCGGGATGCCCGGTTACGACGATCAGGCCATCCGCAAATTACTCG